GAACCGTAATATACCTGTGCCGGTGTGAACGCACAAACACATCCGGCAGCCTTTGCTCCCACTGCACGGATTCCACCAGCCCCGCGACCATCTCCCTCATTGGCGCGCTCGTCTCGTAAGCTGCACTAGAAGTCGTACCAATATGATGAGCAAATTGAAACACGACTCCATTCACATCAAGCCACAGCTGCCACACTGAATTAGCACCACTTTCGTCTAGCTCACAGCCAATCTGCCTTGCAATTGACTCAGTATTCTGGTCGCTCTTTCCTCCATGAGCTTCAGTCCCTCTCACCATAAATGTACGATATTTTCTCGTAATGTCACGCAACATTTCAACTGCTGTTCGCTCTTGCGTTTCAAGATTAGCAACCAGGTCAACCGCCTGGTGATGATTTCCATCGATCGCGTCCCCGTTGATCACCACCGTCACATCTTTGCACCCCTTTGTTGTTCTAACCACAAAGGTTTTCCAAAAATGATCCCAGCAATCCACCAGGTACTGCTGGTACTTCGATGGCAGCTGCACCGCCCCATTATCCAGCTTAATCCCCTCACGCGGACACAAACCGGCGAATGAGCCAATATGCAAGTCAGAAACACAAACCACAGCCCTTTTCAAAAACCCTCCTACTCCAGGTACGTCACTTCATTCCCGTTCACCACTTCCTTCTCACAGCACCATTGCCGCCACCCAATTTGCACCCACGTGTAGCGCCCACTTACCACCCGTTGTAACACATGCACTACTTCCCCCTTGCTGAGCTTTTCGCTGTAAACGACTCCAGATAACACCCCGCTGATCAGATTTGGCGCTCCCTTACTCAACCTTACACGGAGCCCATCAACTTTTACTGTTTTCTTCTCAACTCTCACCATATTTTCCTTCTCATGCACTTCATCATCATGAAAATCTTCTGGATTCACGACCACTACCGGCGTTTCCTCAATTGGAGTTGTCGCTTTCTCTCCAAAAAACGCCAGCAATTCCGCTTCAGTTTTACACCACACATTGATATCCACTTTTGCTTCCTCAAACCCCATCGCGCGTCCGTCAGGCACCTGGTCCCCGTTGATATCGCCAATGCTGTTCACCTGAATCATCACCAGGTCATTCCACCCGGCTTTTAAAACCACACCGCGCACAAAGTCTTCGCTCACCGGATTATAATTCGCAGCCCATAACGGCCTCCACCGGCGGTATTCCCCAGGGCGTTCCAGCCACCCTGTTGGCCAATATTCACCAGTTGCCCGACCATTGGCATCGTCAATCACCTTCATCATATTATCTGCAATGGTCATCGCTGTTGGCCACACCGATTCAATTTTTGCGCAACCCGGTGCAGTTTCCTCATCTAAAAAAACTGGCATCGGGTGCACCTTCACGATCTCTGCAACTGCGTTACCCTGCAGGATCCCCCACTGCGAAGACGTGAGCTTCAAATACGAGTGCGACAGGTAATTCATGTACGCAAACTGCCCGAAAAGCATCCCTGTTTTGTAAGTTTCTTCCATGAAATACCAGAACAACCGATCAATTCGTGGCTTGCCATTCGCCACATACCCGTCCAGGCTGCGCGCAATCACAAACCTACAGCCAGAGTCTTTGAGTAACTTTAAATCTGGCATTTTGGGCGTATCTGCATAATCCTGCCAATGGCTCACATCAACACCCCAGATTTTATTATTAAGATTAATGATCATTACATCACTCCGTAATCAGACAAAAACACCACACCAGCACCACTAGTTGGTACCATATCACATATCAACAATGAACTTGCTCTGTTATGATCACTCGTCGTCCATGTTAACGCAGAACAATTCTCCCCCGCTGTTACTGCTTTATAGGCGGTATAGATTCGACTATAAGTCGTTCTAACCTCCTGATTCGATGTAAAAAACGTTGGACAAGTCGCAGGTAGATTGTACGTGCTACACATCGATTCGATGTAGCCATTACTAGGGGCTATTCCCAGATTGTTCGTGGTACTGCCTAAATACTGGGTATCTGTATCAAACATCACCAATTGACTGGCGCTGGTAACCCCAGAGTACCCGGAAACAGCGATACACACATAATTCGCGTTTACTGAACCGCTCCAGGTTACAACAACATTTGCTGTACCAACGGCGGGATTCAACAGATACCACGAATCAGCATAACCTGTACCAGACGGTTTAACCCCACCTCCAAGCCTGGTCAAATTTACCCCACCGTACGTAATATTGGATACAGTAAAACCTGTAGTGGAACACGCTACATGCACAACCAGCAGGGTCGTGCCGGCTGCTATCGTGACCGATAGCGTATTTGAACTTCTACCATTACTACCAGAAACAAATGCAACGGCCATACTCACTCCACTGGATAGAAAATCATTACCCCTATCAAATATGCATCAACCGCAAGGGTGTCATTCGTTGCGTCATCTGCCTTGCGCAAAACCCGCCAGTTGACCAGTTTGCCTGCTGCTGGGCTTCCAGCGATGGTGATCGCAGAGGTCATATCGCTGATATACAGGTCGTTCGTTGTTCCACCCGTATCATTCGCGTATTGGGCAGTCCCAAACGCGGCATCAAGAGCGTCATCATCTCCGAACGCGACCCCCTGCAACCCCCAAGACACTTTGAAGTTAGTGCTGGTGGTAGGGTGAGTCCAGTAGAATTTCGCCAAAACAGTCCCGCCTGTATAATCGGCTGGCATTGGGACATCTACATAGGCATACTCGATTGTTGACGCGTCAAATGGTAGATAATCCAAAACATTCTTATTTGTGGCCAGTGCGAGTTGCGCAGATAAACCACAACCACTGGTCAGGGTAGGCTTCCATCCACTGATCCACAGTTGTTTATATTTTGTGCTCCCATCCACCAATTGCGCCGGAATATCAAACGCCAGGATCTCATCACCTGTAGTGACTTTTCTGACTGCAATCGTCATTACTTCACCTCCACATTGTATTCAAACGACAGATCATGCAGACCAGCGCTGTTGTCATACGCCTGCAAAAAATGGCTGAACAGCGTCCCGCTGTCTGCAACCGCGCTCGCTGCCCCGCCAAACACCCCGGCTTCCTGAAGGTAAAAAGAACAGTTGGCAGCCGTAAAGAAAACACTCAAAGTAAGAGTGAGTCCAGTTCTGGTCTTTAGCGTGACCTCTTTCCTGGCAACCTCGGTTTGCAGTTTAACATCCGTCAATGCCGGCGCGGTCGTTCCAGTCCCGATCGCGTAATACGTCAATCCTGTGGCCACTGCTCCGATCATCAAATCCCCCACCAGTTGCTTCCCGATCGTCACCACCAGGTTATTCACTGTGTTTTCATGCACACAGTACCCGTCTCTGATCGCCTGCTTCACCGCCTCATCCAGCGCCATACCTCGCTTCAGCAGCTCTCCAATCACACCTCTCTGAAACGCCCGCAAGGTAGATCGCCCTGTAAAACCTAACGTTTCATCCATATTTCGCAAATCCATATCTACACCCATCCCCATACCGGTATTCTCCTGTGTGCGCACTAAACGCATTCAGAACCTCATCCATTGTGACGATCTCTGTAACACTCATGATCTCATCCAGCACCTCGTTTGGATTCCACTCGAGTTCTGGATTTAACGCCCGCTGAATCGACAAAAACAACCTCACCAGGTTTGCATCCGCCACACCTGCCTCAACAATTGTGTTCACAAATCCACCGGGTCCGATCGTAGTGGTCACCCGTTGAATCATGTAATTACCGCTGATTCCCCTTGCCGAGTGCTCAATTATCTGCATCTGACCGGCTCGCAGCCCTGGTTCAATCGTGGAATACGAAATTGCCGGCTTGGCCATGGCATTTTGCGCCAGTTCGTATTGAGCCCGCAACTTCGCAGTTGTCTGATCTACGATCTCCGTGGCATTGATCACGGTCTTGAACCACTTCCCATAATGCTCATAACTCGCCTGGTTCCTGCAGACCGTCCTGATCGGCACTTCCTTGCGCCCGTCCACCTCAATCGCGTTATCCAGTCCAGGCCAGAACGTCTCCTGTTGCAGCTGTGCCGTGCTCTCGAAGTAAAGTACCTCGTCCCGCGCATTGAGCGTTTCCTGATTGCCAGTCTTCACATTCATCGTCGTCCACACCGGCATATTCACCCGCGTGCTGGTGGAATTGTGCGCCGTACCCGTCCATGCGTACCCCGTTCCCATGCTTCCATCGCAATAGGCACTTGGCCAGGTCAATTTCTCTGCCTGCACCGCATCGTAATAACACGCGGTCGTTGAATCATTCGCATTGTTGTACAGTTCCACCCTCACGGTCAATGCCGCGCCGGTATCGTTGTAATACCCCGCTGTTACCAGCTCCCATGTGCTGGTTTTCCGGTTGTAACACTCCCCCAGATTCACAGCGCCTGCCACATTCCAGATCACCACTGCAGCCGTTCCCACAACTGGCGACCACACCCTGGCCTGCACCGTCAACGTTTCACCCGGGTTTAATGTCAGGCTTTGCCCCTGAAGAACAGCTACCGCTGTTCCAGCTGTGATCTTCAAACTCGCTGCCCCGGCATAAAATTTCGTTACATCTCTGGCCCATACCGCCCCCGTACCGGCCTGGTATTGCGTCCATCCATCCGTAATATTGACCTCAAACGAAGGATTCACCACCAGATTGGTGGTCGGTCCTCCGTCATTCCGCCTCACAACAATCGCAGTCTGCCCATCTGGAGGCTTCATCCGGTTAAACAGATTTACCAGCACATTCCTGCCATTCGCACTCAGTACCTCTGTTATATCGCCTGATAAATATTTTCCTCCCACGATCTCCACCAGATTGAATACTCCAGCTCCGTTTGTTGAACTCCTCAGATTTTGTACCGTGATTGCTCCGGCTTCATTAGGATCATCACTGATATTGAATGGCGCAGAATACTCCTCGCTGCCAAAATAATGCAGTTTTTTCTCCGGATCTACATACCAGTTTCCCCCGCTTAGAGTACACAACTCATCCAGAATAACCCTTATGCTTTTCCGGTTGTATCGCACTCTTGGCAATAACTTCAATTCCGAAACATTGGTTACCGCATCGAACTCACTCAAACTTGAATCTGTGAAAATGTCCGCAATGATCTCCTGGTCAGTCCGATCCTCATATTCCCGGGTCACAAACACCTTGTCAAAATAAATTCCATAATCCGTGCACCCCAGCACGTAATCGTTACCCATTCCATCCGCGTTTGCACTCTTATCAACCGTTTGCACATACCCGCCAAACAGCTTCGTACTGCCGTTCGAGAGAACGATCTCCTGCCAGTCCGATGGATTAATCGCATCAGCGTTGAACAGCGTCAATGTCAACGTGTCCAATTCTGCGTTGATCGCGTTGATAATCTGAGGCTGCGACCGATTCAAATCACAGTAATTGGTCACATCCACCCCGTTCAACGTAATCTTCAGATCAACTTCATCTACCATCCCCTACCTCTCCCACTCTTGGCCACTTTGCGTTGATTTCCGCTCTTCTTTGCGTCCTCTGCGGCTTTGCGAGAATATAAAACAAAGGTTTTCTTTGCGTACTTTGCGTCTTTGCGAGATAATAAAAAATTCATCTACCTGATTCCCTGCAGGGTCAACCGTTGCATGATCTTATTCGCCACCAGATCAGGATCCCCCGCTCCATTCACCTGAATCGTAATCGTATTTCCGCCTGACCCCTGCCCCGCCGGCGTCACCCGCACCCGCTCCCCGCTCTCCACCCATAACGGACCAAACGAATCATTCGGATAGCCCGGCGGAACCACAAAATCAACTCCATTTGCAAATTCCATCCGCTGCTTATTCTTCGGTAAACTGACCATGCTCCCGCCGGTCGTGGGGGTTCCGTGCGTCACATATTTTGTGGTGAACGTCAGGGTATGAGAGGTCGGAATCTTATTAATGGATTCCGTAATAAGTCCATTTGCCTCCATAATTCGCAGCGCCTGATCGTAATACGACTGTGCTCGCTTGGCGTTCTCTGCACTGATCAGCCCGGTGTCCACCTGGTACTGCAGCAGAAAATCCATCTCCGCCTGAGAAAGTTCCCCGTCCGCCAGCAGCATCTTCTGAAATATATCGACCATCCATTGATCGACCATTTTCTGCTGTTCCACCTTCAGGTCTTCTACGGCCTGTGTGCGTTCTTCAATCCCCTTCGTGTCCAGCGGATTCTCATTGATATATTCCGCAAGTTCTGATTCAGCCTTAAGTAATTTTTCCTCGCTTGATTGCATCTTCGACGCAAGGGAGATCACGTTCGAATATTGATCTGAAAGCGTGATCAATGCTTCGTTGTATTGACCGGTTGCATCCTTGCTGCTGTAAAACTCCTCGTTGAGTCTGTCTACTTCAGCTTGAAGTTCCGCAACCTTGTCTTTTGCTTTTTTTGATCCCAATGCAGCCGAAACAGACCAGCTGCTGATCTGATCTTCAAGGTCTTCGATTTTCAAAAGGTGTTCTTCTACTGCATCCGTACCCGTTGTGAATTGTCTAATCAGCAAATCAAGTTCTGGCACCACTTCCCTGGCTACTGTGTACTTGAACCCCTGCCACGCATCCTGCAGGTTATCTACCGACTGCTTATACTGGATCATCTGGCGCATCGACTCTTCAGTAACAATCATCGAATCGTCAATCGCATCCATCGCCGATTGGATACCTTCCGCCCCTTTTTCCATGAGCTTACCCATCTCAGCTCCTGATCGGCCAAAGGTATCCATTAAAAACTTTGACCGCTCGTTCCCTTCCTCAAGAGCCAGATACTGATCAGATAATTTTTTCAATCCTTCGATGGAAACATCGATTCCCTTGCGCGTCGCAGCCTGTAAACTACTCGCCAGAGTCGATTCTGAAATGAAAAGATCGTCGGTCGCCTGAATAAGCCGTGAGGTTTCCTCAGTGGAGATCCCCAGGAGACGTGAATAATTATCGACCTGTGTCCCGTACTCAACCCATTCATTGACCGATGATGTGATGAAATTCCCCAGCGCTTTCGCTGCCCCGGTTACCGCCCCGATCGCTGTGACAGACCCCAGGCTAAAACCGGTGAGCTCCTTGAAACTGGCGCTCATCTTCTTTAGCCCGCTGACCGCTTCCTTATCTCCCCCGCCCTTTTTTATCGTATTGATAATAATATTAAGGATCGAATCACTCATTTCGCCTGCCTGCAATAATTACCAATAAAAGTGTTTCCAAAACTACATATCCTTGCTGGAACGCTCTACCAATAAAGCTCTTTTCGTGTGCTGTCATCTCTTTCATTTGTTTCGTGTTAAGCTTTTGTCATTAAAACCTTTGCGTTCTTAGCGCCTCGCGATCTCTGCGCCCCTGAGCGCTTTAGTGCGAATGGGGTTGCGAGAGATAACTTCTATACCCTTGTTTCTTCAGCCACGCACCGGCCATGTTTTCCTGTGCCTTCACCATCTCAACCATCTCCGGCAGTTCATCTGCCACGCCATTGATCACGTCCCACCATTCATCCGGGATATCATCCACATCCCACGGCATCAAAGCCGTTCCCAGAAGCCGGTTCACTTTCTGCGCCCTGAACAACTTGCCCAGTTGGGCATGTTGAGTCCGCCCCGTTCGGGCAATTTCCAGCAGAGCGGACTCTAGACTTTTTTTCTGCCATACCGGTGCAGGTTGATCTGCGCGGCGATCGCCTCTTTTAGCCATGGCCAGAAGTTAGGATCAGTCTCCCTCACCTGCTCTACCATCACTTTCAGTTCCTCCTGGCTCATCCTCGATTCTTCGCTTCCCTGGCTCAGCAGCACGGAATACAGCCTCAACTGCTCATTTACCAGGTCAGTAAACTCACTGACCGCTGCCTTTTCTTCATCCGCGTTCAAATCAGTCCGCCTGATGATCTCCAGCATCCTCTTTGACGTGGCATTGATCTCTTCCAGCAGTGCGTTCGGAGCATTCACCCACACCTCCAGCGTCGCCTCCCCGAACTCCGGCGCGTACTCATCCAGTCGAATCTTTTTGATGATCTTTGGCACTTCAATTTTCATGATCAATCACCATTAAATAGAAGCGACATTCGTAATGACATTCACTTCAAGCATCTTATCGCCTGTCGGGTCATAAATACCCTCGAACGCAACCGTGGTCAGAGAAGTCTCCTTCTCCTTGTTTGCCCCTGGCAGTGGCTCCATCACCACCCCGCTGAACGCAATGTCCAGCGCGTGGTTCTCACCGCTGCCAATAGCCGGACCTGAACAGTGAATATTTACCACTTTCATCGTCCCGATCGCGTCATGCAGCGCGATCGCTTCAGATCCATTGACCAGCGTTAATGTCACCAGAATGGCGATCTTTCCTTCGCCAACCTTATTGAAAACTAGAGAATTACCGTTGAACTCCGGGTAAGCTCCATTGGTGATTTCGATATCCACCCCGCGCAAAATCCCCGTTTTCTCCGTTGTTCCAACAGTCGCCCATGAATCGTTGATATATAACTGAGTCAGCAGTCCGTTGATCTCGTTCACCACCGGCAAAGCGATCGCCGTCGTGAAATTCGTCTTCGTGTTCTGCCTGGCAAAATAGTCATACTCGATCTTTGCCACCGCATCGCTGCCGTCCTGCGGGATGGTGATGGAAATCTTCATCCGCTCACCGGTCATATATTCCTGCTCAAACGCCTGAACCGAATCTCCAAATTCAATCGTCGCTGAATCCAACGCGTTAGAGTTCACCAGATCCGGTGTAAATTCCCACAGATAATCATCCTGACCGGTCGTCTGCTCTGCGGGTGTTACCCCGCCCTTGAGCAGCATCGAGAACAGCAGCGGCAATGCCTGGAAATACGCCCTGTCAAAAACCAGCGTATTGTTCACCAGCTTCCCGCTGGTCATCACAGCCCGGTAACCATTGACCTTTTTCCCGATATCATCCTGCGGGATGGTTGGTACACGATCCAACACATACTTCAGCGTCGCCAACAGCCTGGTATCCGCCGCCACCGCCGTTCCGTGCGCCGCCGGACTTTCAACACCAATTTGAACCTGTTCTAATGCCATTTTTCACCTCACCAAACTTTTTTATCAATAAAGTTCTTTACCAAATAAGGCTAAGCCTTTTTATTAAAAATTTCTTTGCGTTCTTTGCGCCTTTGCGAGAGATCATGCGCTCACCGTGTACTTCCCGCTCTGACTCTCCTCCACCGTCCAATCCACCTCGATGACGAAATGCTCGTCCTCGTTGCCCCATTTATCCATCCCCATCTGCATGGACGTAATCCTGAAATCCGTCACCAGCCCCCCAAGCGTCAAATGCCCTGCCGCGGCCTTCACGATCTCGTTGATGAACTTCATCACAAAGCCCATCTGTGATCTCACCAACCCGGATGTAATGTGAAAATGTGTTCTCCCGTGAAATACCGCAAAGCATACACCTCCCAGACTGTAGGAATGATTGACATCCATCACAAACGAAATCGCCGATGGAAAAACGCTCACGCTTTCCGGCACCCTGTCGAAGGTGTAACTCAACACCCGCTTGTTTTCAACGCTCACCTCCCCCCACACATCGGTCAGCGCCTTGCCCCAGCTCGCAATCCCGTATGCCATCACTTCACCCTCATTCCTGCAGTGATCTTATCCAGCGCCGTTTTCAGATAACCCAGAACGACACTTTTTTTCTGTTCCATAACCGTCCTCACAACAGGCGTGCCCTTGATGCCCTTCTGCTTGATACTTCTCGCCAGCGCATACGCCGCCTGCATCGATTCCTGCTCTGTTTTTGTTCCAAACTTCGCTTCTACCCAGGGGATCAAATCATGCACCCAGGGCTGCCTGTTTTTACGATTTTCATAATAAGAACCATATTGCATGAACCTGAACACATGCGCCCTTGCGTTCCTGCCCTTATCCGATGGGCCGGTGATACCGGTTACTGACCCAATCCCATTCACCTTCAACCTTGTCCCGATTGATTGAGCCGTAGCTCCCGTGAATTGTTTCACCCTCGGTACCAGTGCCCCCTTCATCTCCTTGTTGCCCTTGCGCACAGCCTGCACCAGGTACTTGTTCATCTCCTCAGGCATCTTCTCGATCAATGCAAGCTGCCGCGCCAGATCGCTGTCACCACTGATCTGAGCCTCAAAGTCAGCCTGAGTCAATTTCGATGGCATTCCTTAATCTCCCGTGTTGAATTGATCAAGAACCGTTGAGATCTGATTTGGCGGAAATTCGCTGTAATATCTGCCAGATCCCATTTCACTGTTACCGGTAACACCAGTGAATCCGCTCTCCGCCTTCATCCGCATCAGCGCGGCGATCTGCCTGCATAAATAATTCACCGTCTCAGGCACAACCATCTGGTAAACCGCCTTCGCAGTGTGCGCTGACGCCGTTGTACCGTTCACACCTCGCACCACCGTGAACGTCCTGTAAACTCCAATTGCTGAATCATCCGCGTGCGCTGCTTGGGTTGTCCCGTTCCATCCGCGCTTTACCGCCAGCTTGTTCCCGCCGATCTTCTGGATAAACAAATCCTCAGTCCCGATCTGGATCACCTCGCCCGCGTGAAACTCCGCGCCGTTATCCACAGTGATTTCATCATCCCCATCCGCAATCGCCACGTTCACCTTCGAAGTCGCCGCCGTTGCCGCCGGGCTTCCCGGTCCTCCCGACCCCGCGCTGACGTACTCCTGCTCATTTTCGATCCGCACCACCATACCCGGGCTGATCACACTTCCGTCCGCGACCACCAGCGTGGTCTCCGTTGCCGTTGCCTGAGTTACCGTCACCCCCAGGCTTACCGAATCATCATACTTACCCCACTTGCCCGTGATCTCAATATCATCCTCATCCCCCCACAGACAATCTGTTTCAATGGAGATATATGGACCATTCGCCCACATCCGGTTCAGCGGCTTCAAACGCAAATCGGCTGCAGAGATCGTCACACCATCGTTTACCAGTGTGGTCAGCTCTAAAAGTGGAGGAACAAACAACGGCTCTCCTCGATATTTCCAGTTCACCCCGAATTTGCGCATTTCCGTCACCGGAATGAACTCCCCGCCCTTTTGCCGGATGATTTCACTCGCCGCCTTGATTCGGTCCATCAGATCTGCCTGATCCTCAAACCCGCGCATCTTGAGATCATCCATCACTTCCTTGGCCGTGCAGTAAACCTGAGCAAGTGGCATTTCGATTCCCTCAAAAATAAGAAAAATAATTCCCGATTCCCATGTGGGGGCGCTCAATTGAACGCCCCCATCACATCAACGAAATACTCGCCTATCCAACCAGAATTGCCATGGCATCCGGCTTCACGGCCTTCACACCCCAGGCCAGACCAACCTCGTAAGCCACCCGGCGGTGCTGACGATACATCGCAACCTGGAAGGTGATACCGGTCTGCGGGTCAGTGATATAAGCTACATCATCCGCAGCGTCGCCGCCTTCCGGCATGGCCGGTGCGCGCATCAGCAAATGGATTGCCGAACGGCTGAACGCCAGGTTCGCTGTGTAGCTGTTACCAATGGCAATGGGATCATTGTTCACCCATGCGGTCTTGAGGCCGGTTCCAGCCAGCACAATATCTCCGTCGCCGTCTCCAGCAAAACCGGTTTTCACCAGATATTTATTGGTGTCACGACCGGTCTTGGTGTTGGTGATAATATCGCCCGCTTTGATAGCTCCAGCTCCAGTATCCACATGAATCGTGGTGCTTCCGGCCGCATAACCTGCAGTCAGATCGACTGCATAGGCACTGCCACCACCCTTGGTGTGGGTTTTCACCTGAGCGCTTTCGCGCATATCGAATCCAAGCAGCGGCAATAAGACCCCGCGCCGCAGCAGTGAATCATTCCCAGCATCTCCCGCGTTGGTCAGCTGGGTCAATGAACGCAAATTCACGCCTGCTGTGGTGTCAATCACGCACTGCAGATCGCTCTGCGGTGCCCCGGCGTCCTTCAACAGCTTGCCCAGTTGAGCCAGGCACGCCAGCTTATTGGTGCTGTCGAACGGGGTGGATCCCGCTGTGCCATAGAACCACGAAGCATAAACATACAACCCGGCCAGATCGGCTTCAACCTCATTAATCAATGTGCGCATCGATTGCGCAAACTGATCCTCAAGAGTCCTGCCGTAAAGCCCGCCCAGTCCCTTCTGTTCTTCACCGGTCCAGAAAAACGACGTGCTGCGGAACTTGGTAATCGTGATCGTTCCCGGAGAAACTGTCTGCTCATTAGGGTCAGGCCCCGTTGCCGACGCTTCAATATCGCCCGCGGTCTGTGCAGCCACGATCGGGTAACTGAGATTCTGATTCTTCGCCACCTGCTCACCTGAAGCATCAAGGGTGACCGCAGGAATAAACCCGGTCAGCTCCCTCATCACCACATCTATGGATTTATAGAGGGTAGGAATAAGACCAGTCAACGTATTTGCTTTTTCAACCATTTGAATACCTCCAAAAAAGATTTCTAGAAATTGATCATCCTAAGGACCGAATCAGTCCTCCAGGGCTCCGCCGGAGCGGATAAACGCCGCCTGTTCGCTCAGGCTTAACTTGTTGAACTCGGCCCGCTTGATGGTCGTTGGCTGTTCGTCAACTTCATCTTCAGGACTCGTATTGCTGACGGGTACGAAGTTCTTGGCGATGTCATTCGGCCGATTGGCCCTCTGCATCTTTTCATACAGAGCTTCAGCATCAGCCAGTTTCTTCTGCGCCTCATCCAGCTTCGGCTGCAGATCAATCACCGCTTTCAGCCTGCTCTCTTCGGTTCCGTCGAGCAGCAGCGTATGAATTTCATTCGCGATTCGCTGCTCCTCGTCCTTTGCCGCGTTCACTGCGTCAAGACACGGTTTCAAATCAAACATGATGTGACTCCTTTCGTAAAATTTGATTGACTCGCTCATTGAGGGCTCGCGCCTCGCGTACGATCTCATCATCCATTTCCCGGTTGCTGGATCCCGGTTGTGAAGATGAATTGTCAGTAAAGAATGCCCGCCGCACCTGCTCCGGCACATTCGAATACCCATCCAGACAATTTAAAATGGCTGCATTCTGCAAATTCATCGCACTTGCCTTTTGTGGCCCGCCGACAATTTCATCAATGAATCCATAATCCAGGGCCTCGCGCGCGCTCATCCACGTTGTGTCATGCATCATCTTTGAGATTCTCTCAACCCCCAGTTTGGTTTTCTCCTCATAGGTATCAACCAACCCATTCTTGATCACCTTGAGAAAATCAATCGCCGCCTTAAAATCTTCAGCATTTCCCCATACCATCATCGATGGATCATGAATCATGAAGTAGGCCGTATCCTGCATCAGGATCCTGTCACCCGCAATAGCAATGAACGTTGCCGCGCTTGCACATAATCCATCGATCCTTGTGGTCACCTTACCCGGGTAATCCACCAGCATGGACCGAATGGCACTCGCAGCATACACTTCACCGCCCGGCGAATGAATCCTCACAGTGATCGGCCCGCCTTTTCCCAGGTTATACAGATCAGCCTTGAATTTTGCAGGGGTAATTTCATCACCCCACCAGCTGTATTCGCTGATATACCCGTAAAACTCGATTTCCGGTTCACCGCTTTCAGATTCAGCGGCATCCCGCAACGTCCAGAATGGTTCGTATGGTTTCGCGTTACCCTCAAAACACCGTACCGGAACTTTCAATGTTTGAATTGCCTTACTCATGACCACCTCCAATCGGCAAAATATTCCCCGCCATGTAAAATCTGTCACCGTCCGGATATGCGCTCATATCATCCTTTTCGCGTGCCTCGTTCGGTGTCATCATTCCGTTTTGAATCCTGATCTGCATCGATTCAGCCCTTGCTTTGCTGTCCATCCGAAGCAGCGCTTCCCGTACAAACTTGAAATAGGTATAAGGTTGCTCTTCCCGCGATAACCACTTGATCCTTGCCGCCTCTTCCCACGGCACCAGGTAGGCATCTAGCGTTCCTTGCAGGTACTCGATGTATTTCTGTTCGTTAGAGTTGTAGGCTTCCTTGCCCCGGTTCAGCATGTGCTCCGGTAGCCCGAAGAAATTGCAGATCTGCCTGTCATTCGCATCGATACTCTCTAAGAATTGCTGATCCTTCAACTGAATATCGATTGGTTTGAACTCAGTGATCATGCTGTCAAATACAGCCAGGCGATAAGCATTTTCTGACCCGCTCATTTCTTCCTCAAACGCCTGCCGAATTCTTTTTCTCGCCTCCGGGTTTTTGATTTCCCCGGCTGTTTTGATGTACCCCGCAGGCATAAAACCCTGCGAGAAAAACTTCGATTGCGTTTTATGTGCTGCCAGTTGTCTCCCAAATGTCTCTCTGGCAAAAGTGATCACACCACGCCCCATGAACCCTGTCGCGTCCGGGTTGATCAGCAGGTGCAGAATCTCAACCGAAGGAATATAAGATGCCTTGCCATTGGTAAACTCATGTCGGTACCACAGATTGCCGTCCATATCGAACACCGGTTGCGTCTTATTCGCAGGAAGAACCAGTAATTGCCGCGGACCTACAACCGGGCTCCAGATATAGGCATTCCCGTAAAACAACAGCCACTCAATGGTTGCTTTCTTGAACTGAAACGGTGACCATCCCCAGATATTTGGGCTCACCTGCAGCAGGTACGCCATATTGCGCGTGACCGGATCAGGTTGCACCTGTTCAATATTTCTACCGAAACGCCTCACCATTTGAAACGGCAACTTGGCAACATCGTCCGAAATAATATTTTTCGCCCGGTACGCTGTAGCGATGGCCTGTGCCCCGGCCACAGAAACCCGCTCTCCCGCTTCGGTGTAATACCCCCACGAAGGCGCATACTCCGCGTGTGGTGTTTCCTTCGGATCTTCTTTGACCTCTTTTTTTGTGCTAAGCAGTTCTCTGAGAATCATTTTTCATTTGCCTTTCCCTGCGAACCTTCAATCTTTCCCAAAATGACAGCCAGGCAGATTAGAAATACACCGCTTACGATCACCGCCGCTGGTACATTCAACATCGCAACCCCAATCACGACACAGGCGCATCCCAGTAACAAGAGAACATCATCGATATAACCTTTCATTTTTCCTCCTGATATGCGCCAAAAACATTCACGAGAGGCCCAGACATCGCCCGCAATCGTTCGACATTGGGCAAATATGCCCGGGCATCCTCGATCCACGGCCTCAAATGTTCCATGAGCGGATAGTGAAAGCACGGCACATCGTGCTGATAGGGGTGAAAGTACACCCTATCACCCTGGTACAGGTCCATTCCGCACAGGATCACCGGCTCGCACCCCATCCAGAGCGCGAACCACGCAGCCGTATTCGAGCTGTAGAAACCCTCCCACACCTCCACATCAAATTGGATATCCGATGTGGGATCCGAACTTACGCGCACCGCCCTGCTTTTCCTAACTGCCTCCAGCAGTTTTGGATCTGATTCGGGTTGATCGTTGTACACCATAAAATCCGGTTTGCAGATATAAAATGCGTGATAATTCACCGCAATCAATACACAGCTCTTTGGCAAACGTTTCATATCCACAGGCAGGCTGGGACCTCCACCCAGTACAGCTGCCGGTCGTCCCTTGTAAAAATCCCGCATTTCACTCATCAATTTAGGCATACGCTTGCGCATTGCCATTTTTCCTCTTTCGTTCTTGGCCAGGTTCAGCATCACATCCCCCAATCTTCACTGAGAATCTGGTCACTGATATCACGACCAGTTCCATCCTGTAAAACGCGTAACCTGACCATAGCGTTGATCAACGCAGCCAGAGGATCGATTCTTTGTGTATCATCCTTGTTCTTCTTAGACAATTTGATGTTTTCGTTATTGTCATGAACCTCTTTTGCGTTACCAACCGCCCACTTCAACAGTGGACTTCCATCGTGGATGTACTTCCCCTGAGCCACATATTCCCTGAAGAGTTTGGTCGGCTCACTCAAAGTTTGAACACCCTGGCGAATATCAATACAAACCCGCCCTTTTTTCGCAAGACGGCTCATTAGATAGGTCGCATTGTATGGATCAGCTGTAAATTCAAGAATTTTCCACTGATTTTCCTCTTCAACTTTCGAAAGATGATCGTCGATTGCGTCATAATCCGTCACCTCTCCCTCAGTCAA